TGATAAGGAGTATAAGGAAAGGCATCAGATTTTTGAGACTGTAAAAGGAGAGATTCCAAAGGTCGAGGCAACACAAGGACCTGTGCTTGAGAACAGGGCGATTCTCGATACAAAGTCAGCGGCTCCTCTTATTCGCAGAGGGGGAAGAAAGAGGTAATTAGAGATGCGGTTAGTTTCCTTGATTGATTTGAAAACGTTTTTAGAAAAGACTGATTCAACTCATGATGACCTTCTTGGTCTTATCATTGACCGTGTTTCTTTGACCATTGAAAACTATCTTAACCGAAATTTGTTAAAAGCAGCTCGGACGGCTTATTTCGATGCAGGGAGAATATATTACTATCTCCCTGCATTTCCAATCGATGAGACTGCAACGTTGACTGTAACACATGTTACAACTGTCCAGACGAAGGACACTGATTATTTTGTTCGTGCAAACGACGGAGTAATTGAGTTTCAGAAGAGTTCCATACCCTCTTATACAAATCCGAAAGAGTTATGTATTGTTTGGACAGGAGGGTATGCAAATGCTGGTGAAGGTAATTCAGAATGTCTTGAAATCCCCGTTGATATTCAGGATGCTGCTTCAAGACAGTGTGCGTATAATTTTAGACGCAGAAAAGATATAGGGATTACATCTGTTTCAATGTCTGATGGCTCAGTGACTAAGAGTCCAATCAGTACGGTTCTTTTACCAGAGGTAAAAGATATTTTAAGGAATTATCGTAAACCAGCGGGGATTTATTAATGGCAGGTATTATTGCAGTTACATTAACTAGGAAGGATTACAAGACACACGGTGTGTCTCGTGGTCGTTCTGTTCCTGCAATGATGGAAAATGCTTTGCATAGTTTGAATGCAGTTGTGCAAGATGTGAAAGCAAAGTTGCCTAGCAGGCGAATGCGAGCGCACACAAAGGTTTTTATTGGTCAAACGGCAAAAGGAGCATCTGCTCATCTGAGAATAGGGGAAGGCGTTCCTTTCACGAACGTTCAGGCAAAGTGGGGAACTACACCGACAGTGATTAGACCGAAACACGGAAAGTATCTGGCGATTCCTTTAACATCATTTGGGAAGAGCTTGCAGAATAAAATAGGAACGTCTTTGATGGAGTGGGGGGATGATTTACATCCTCATTGGGTAGGCGGGGAAAGGGGTCATGGTTTATATTGGAAGGATAGTCCTATTAAACATTTCTATCTTGCTCATAGTGTGAGGGTGAAACCTTCAGTGAATTTATATGATGTGCGGGAAGAAATGAGAATTACTGCAAACGCAGCAATTCGGGCATCATTTGATGGGTACGATTTTGGTTTTGTAAGAATGCAAAAGGGCTAAAAAATGGCTGATACGAAACGACAACAGATTCTTGCTCAGATAAAGACGATACTTAAGACAGTCTCAAGTATAAAATCTGTTGAAATTAATAAAACGTCGATGGTTGATATAGAGACAATTGCTTTTCCATGCGCTTTCATCTTTTCTGATCGGGAAACCAAGCTCGGAGATGATCGAAGTGTTATAGGATATGAGAATTGGGAATGGATGATTAACATCGAAGTTTGGTCTGACGAAAGAAGTGATCAGGAGACATTACTCGGAGAAATCCACACTGTGATGGCTGCTGATCATCAGATAAATGGACTTGCTGTAACTTCAGATAGAGTAGGAGCGAGTTTGTTTGTTCTTGATCCTACGAGAAGTATTTCTAGTATGGTGCTAGATTACCAAATTATATATCGACATAGAAATGGAACCCCATAAAGGAGGACAATATGGCAAACACGAAAAAAGTATATTATGATTCAGGACCTTTTCGCATTACTTTTGGAAAAGCCGGTCAGTTTAAGCTGGGCATTCCGAGAGACATTCCTTCTGATCTTGCAGACATTTTGCTTAGGAAGGGCGTTGTTAAAGAATATGTTGATGTAGCAATTAAACGGAGGAAGGAGGGCTAAATCATGGCACAACAATCCGGTTCAAGTGCACAAATCATAATTGATACAGAAACAACTTTTGGTTCGGTACCTGCTGCTCCAAATGCTTTTGTTCTGCCTTTTGTGAGTGAGAGTTTACGCCAGTCACGAACTTTTGTCACATCCAAAACGATTCACAGCAACAGGAATCCGTCCAAGCCAGCCAGGGGGAATGTAGAGGTCAGTGGAGATATCAACTTTGAGTTGGCTCCGGAATATGGGCTTCTCTTCAAACACATCTTTGGTTCAGTGTCAACTTCAGGAAGTGGACCTTACAATCACACATTCAAGATTGCTGAGCTTCCTGTAAGTATGATTGTTGAGAAAGCGTATACTAATCTTGCGTCAGCTAAATACTTTAGGTATTTGGGATGCAGAGTAAATTCCTTTAAATTGTCGGCACGAACTGAAGGGGCAATCGATTGCTCAGTCAGTTTGATGGGGAAAAAGGAAGTCATTTCTGGTGAGTCTTTTGATGCGACTGAGACTGATCTTGGTCACACTCCATTCGATTCAATGGATGCGGAGATTTATGAAAACAATGCGATACTTGCGACAATAACAGAAATTGACTTTACTCTTGAGAATGGTCTCGACGGCAGTAATTATGTCATTGATCGTACTGGTCAACGACGTTCACTACCTTCGGGGACAACGAGAGTTTCGGGAAATGTGAGGGCTGTCTTTGAAGATACTACATTGTATGACAAAGCAATAGCCAATACGGAAACAATTATGAAAATTGTGTTGTTAAAAGGCAGTGGGGCAGGAACAGTGACAAACGAGAAGTTTGAACTTGTCGTTCCTGAGTTGTACTTCTCTCCAAATGCTCCTGTTGTGACTGGGCCTGCGGGAGTTGTGGTTGAGCTGCCGTTTGAAGGATTCTATTCAAATGATGCTGAGGCATCTGCAATGTACGCAGTTCTTTCAACACCATCGAGTGCAGCACAGATGGGAATCTCATAAAGGGAACCTGAAAGGAGAGACAGGTAATGGAAGAAAAGGTTTATGAAATAGGGGGCCGAAAATTTGTACAGAGGAAACTTGTCTGGGGGCAGGCGAAGCAGATCATTAAAGAGATCGAAGACATCGAACTGCCCTCAGAGTTTACTCCAAAAGATGTCCTGAAAGTTCTTGAGTCAAGACTTCCAAAGCTTATCTCAATCGTGCTGATTCCTGAGGGGGAGTCAGTACGAACAAAGAAGAATGAAGAAATGCTTGAATTCTTTGAATGGGAGATGAGCCTTGAGCAGACGATAAAGGTCATTGAGGATTTTTTCGTCTGCAACCCGATTCCTTTATGGTTGGACAAAGTGGGAGCGGGGATATCAAAGATGACAAACGATTTCGGGAAATCTTCGGAGAAGGAGACTGGATTGACAGGAACGTTGCAATCCTTGCAGGGGGAGACATAACAAAACGTGACCATGTAATGTGGTCTTTTACCCCTGAAGAAAGTGACATTTATCTTCACTTGCAGTTTAGGGAGATCATTTTTAGAGAGTCAATTCTCGGAATGTTCTCTGGTTCTGACAAAGGAAAAAGCACTCTTGGGAAACTTGATCTTGAGAATGCTTACTGTCAGGCGTGCAAAGGGAAGAATAAAGGAAAACAAGATTGTAAAAATTGCTCACAGGAATTTACTGTGATTGAAGGTAAGAAGTAATTTAGGGGGATAATGTGGGAGCGATAAAAACTGGAATTATCATGGAAGCCCAAGCAAAGGGATTTGAAGCTGTTGAAAAACAAGTCAAATCCATTGCTGATGCTCTTACTAAACTCTCTAATAAGAAATATACCAATACAGGATTTAAAAAATTCACTGTGGAACTTTCCAAAGGATTTAATTCACTTAATACTGAAGCTGATAAGACTCGCGGAGCAATTAATAAGCTTACTGAGTCTCTTGATAAATTGGGAAGTAAAGGGAGAGGAAGTAACTTTGGTCAGCAATTAGCAATGTCAGGTGGACTTAAGGGCTACATTGCTGATATGGAAAAAATGGTTATGTTGCAGGCTCGATGGTACGGTGCTCGTACTGTCTTATTTGCTGCTATTGAAGCTCCTATTGCTGCTGCTAGAGAGATTGGAAAGTATATAATTGAAATTGACAAAGCTCGTGCTGAAATGCTTCGTTGGGGGGCTACTTCTGGTTTTGTATCAAAGCAAATGGAGAAAGATACTGAATTGATTATTATTCAGATTCGCAAGGCAACAACTGAATTCCCTGTTGCTTTTGCTGATCTAAGTAAATCTGTTCAGGCATTTGTTGGTGCAGGTATCGGTCCTAGTGTAATTGCAAGGATGATACCTGATATTGCCCGAATCCAAACGGCATTTAAAGAGATTGATTTCAATACTTTTGCCGTAGCTCTTACAGGAGCTTTTAACGTATTTAAGAGTTCGATTAGAGGAGCTGCTGATGAAGCAGAAGCTTTCGCGGCGATTATAGATAAATTGATGAAAGCTCAGGCAACAGGTATCATTCGGCCTGAGCAGTTCACACAAGTTTTGCAATATATGTCTCAAGTTGGTAGGATTTCGGGATTCACACTTGATCAAATTCTTGCTATATCTGTTGCGTTGACTGATACAGGTATCCGTGCTCAGTCTGCGTCCCGCTTGATGGCGAGTTTGATGCTGACATTGCAGACACCAGAAAGAATAAATTATCTTAGACAAACAGGTATAGATATTGATCGAAATATCCCCCTCGCCCAACAGTTTGATAAATTGATTACTGATCTTGGGAAGAAGATGGGGTCTGCACCTATTTCTGTTGGTTGGGTAGCTTTTCTTACAAAGATTGCAGGTAAAGAACAGGCAAAAGATTTGATCACAATGATTACCAATATGGAGAGGTATAAAACATTAACCAAAGAACTTGAAGCCTTGAAAGGTGGGGGTCTTGTTGAAGCTGCAAAAGTAATGTCGATGCCCATTTCTTCTCAATGGGAAATTTTTCTAAGTATTTTAAAAGAGATAGGTGCTGGGATAGGGAGTTCCGCTGCTTTATATCTTCGAAAAATCATGGGTCTGATGGTTGATATTGCAAATGGTGCTCTTGTCGCCGCTGACGGATCAAGGATTTTTGCTGATAGGCTTGAAAAGTTAGGACCTGCGGGGAAGCTTGTCTATGATAGTATTCGATTGGTTGCTGATGTTTTTGGGAGTCTTCTGCAAGCTTTTGAGTCAATTACTATAAGTGGCAATTACCTTATTTCCTTTTTTGGAAAGTTCACAACAACATTTGGTCAATCTGTTGATAGTTTTAGAATTGGTGTTGAGGCTATGCTTGTTGTTCTTATTGGAGCAACAAGACACCCTGCTTGGGCTGCTTTTGCTGTGACTGCCTTTGCTATATCTGAATGGATTCGGTATATGAGCAAAGGTATGAATGAGATGGATAAGAAAGATTCTGCTTTTGCTTTTCTTATGAGCACGGGTAAGTCTTCGGATATCAAAGCAAAAATTGCTGAACTTGAAGCAATGAAAAAGACTTTAGATGTAATGAGTCGTGGGGGAGGAGACCCTCTTGCCATACAAAAATCGCTTAATCAGGTGAATTACCAAATTGCTATTGCAAAAAACACACTTGCATCAATGTCAATGAAGATAAAGAAAAGAATAGACACAAAGAATGGAAAACCCTCTCCTCCTGAAGATATAAAAGGCTATGAATCTCGTCTACGCGAAGCTACTATGAAAGAACTTCGTATGGACAATCAGGTGGCAGAGCTTCATAGACAACAAGCTCTGGCAAGTTTGGAGTATGAGCATAAAGTATTAGGAATGTCTGATGCTGATTATAATGCTGAGAAGAATCGTTTGGCACAAGAAGCCGTAGATGAACAGGTAGCAAATATTGAAGCTGCTGCTAAAAGAATAAGTATCCTCCTTGATAAGGAAATGGAACATGCGAGATATAATCAGGAAAAGAAACTTGCAATTGTTGCAGTCTGGGATTCTACACAAGCTGAACTTGCTAAAATGCGTTTGAAAGTAGAAACCGATGCTGTAAAAGCAGGTTTTACAGAGAGAATTAAAGATTATGAAGACTACAAAAAGTTTGTTGAGCGATCTGAAAAAGCAATTTATGAATCTAAAGTTGCAAATATTGATACTGTTGTTGATGTCGAAAAGACAAACCTTGAAATTCGAAAAAGCATTATTGAGGATTTATATTTAAGAGGAGAAATAAGAGCCAAAGAATATTATAAAACATTGACTGAGATTGCAATTAAGGAAACAAACAATCAAATTATGGCAGAAGTTCAAAAGCTTCAGGCTTTTGTCGATCAAGAAAATGAACTCAATACTAAATTGAGTGAAATAGGGAAGGCAATTCCTGCTGATGAGCAGGAAAAACTAGATTTGGCAAGGGAGGCAAAGGTTGAAGAGACTACTGCTAAAATAATCAAACTTCGAGCAGAGCTTCAGAAGTTGATGTCTGATTTGGGTTTAAAAGCAGTTGAAACCCCTGAGTTGGTTTATGAGTCATTTGGAGGGGGACTGGTAGAAACAGGAAAAACGTTTACCAAATTTTTTGATGCAGCTATAAAGGGCTTTGATGATATGGGTCTTCAGCTAAAGAACTTGGCTGAGTCTGTTGCAAAAGGAATAACAAGTTCTTTTGAAGAACTTTTCTTTGATGTAATGACTGGTGATTTAAAGAGTGTGAATGATTATTTTAAATCAATTATGAATAGTATGGCACGGGCTGCTTCTCAGATGTTGAGTCGGCTTGCCGTTGCTGGTTTAAGAGGAGTGATTTCGTCATACTTTAATACTCCAGAAAATATTGCTCCTACTACTGTTACTCATGCTGGAGGAACGGTAGGAAAAACAAGTTTCCCGACAAGATTTGTTCCTTCGGGTATTTTTGCAAATGCTCCACGATATCATTCTGGTTTAGCTGGTGATGAGATGCCTGCAATTCTTCAGAAGGGAGAAACAGTTATCCCAAAAGGAAGTGGTTTAGGCCTACAGTCAGTAGTTGTAAATGTTAAAAATGAAACCAGTACACCTGTTGAATCAAAAAATGTGAGGGTTAATTTTGATCTTGAGAAGATGGTGGTCGGAATTATTTTGAAGAATAAACAGCAGAATGGCCCTCTTCGTTATGCGTAAGGAGTAGAAAATGACGTATCCAACATTAAGCACACCTCCAAATTATCCATTAAAGGAAGTAATTGCTGATGGAGCACTCAAAACTACTTCTGAAGCAGGGTATGTTTCAACGCGGAAAAAGTACACTCGGCAGATTGTTTCGTTTGAAGTGATTTATTTGATGCTCGATGATACTGATAAAAATGCTTTACGAGCGTTTTATGACACGGTTGAGAACGTAGAATCGTTTTCCTGGCTGCATCCTTATACTTCTGTCACTTATACTGTCAGATTCGATTCTGTGCCCTTATTTGAATTAACTGATGATCAAAAATGGTCATGTAGTTTTACATTAAGACAGGTGTAATATGTTAGCTCTTCCATCTTTGGTTACTTTAGAAAAAAATAAGTTATCTACAACCAGTGCTTGGCTTGTTTTACTTACAATCACTCTGCCGGATGCAACTATTTTTCGATTAGTAAGAAACAATGAGGATATCACATATCAAGAGGCAGTTTATACAGCTTTTGATTTTTCTCTTGAGACAGTTGAATTTGATGCAAAAGGAAAACTTCCTTTAGTGAATTTGAAAATTCAAAATGTGGATAGGATACTTCAGGCGTATATTGAAGCGCAGGATGGCATTGTTGGTTCAGTTGTTTTGCTTCAAGTTGTCAATTCAAGTTTATTGGCTCAGGATTTCTCAGAACTTGATCTGACTTTTTCTGTTCAGAAAACGTCGGTTGATTCAAAGTATGTAATATTGGAATTAGGAGTTCCTTCTCCATTAAATAAGAGATTCCCTTTATATCGGTATATGGGGGCTATATGCAATTGGGTGTCTGTTTTTAAGGGGGCTGAATGCAAATATGTTGGAGCGGTCACAACGTGTGATGGTCAAAGGGAAACATGTGAGGGGCTGAATAATCTTCTAAATTATGGTGGTTTTTCTGGACTTGGACAAGGAGGGATTCGGTTCGTCTAGTCGGAAGGTAGAGAATTAAAATGATAATTGGAAGAAACCATACAAAAATTACGAGTAATAGGGAAGGAAAAAGGTGGACATTCTCAATTAGAAGAAACAAGAGAAAAGTTAAGAAACATAAATACAGGTAAGAAACAATCAAAAGAGACAATAATGAAATGACAGCAAACTCAGAGAGCA